TTAATGTGGTACCGGCATAGCCCCTCCGATAGCATTTTTACTATTATTCTGCACTGGCGTTGTGATGTTTCCGCCATTTACGACGTTGTTGACGACTGCGACCGATGTGGATGTGGAATCAGCTTGCACGCCAAACAACGCGTAACCACTCAGCGTATTATTCGTGACCATGGAACCAGTCGATCCAGTCAGGAAGAAATCAACTGCGCCAGCATGAGCGGATATATTCGAGACCGAATTGCTGCTGTAAATATTACCGGTGGAACCGTTTTCTTCGATCGCATACTTATTGTCATTGAATGCACTGCCAGTGACTTTTGCATTGGATGAGTTGACGAATCTTGCGCCGACAGCATAGGCATAGTTCGCCTCACCGCCAATCTGCATATTTGACGCCTGGAACATACCGACGCAGGCGTTACAGTACAGTCCATCTGTTTCAGCGAGCGTACTCACCGGATTCAGCCAACCATCCGAAATCGTGATCATTTGCTGCGCGGGCAATTGATCCACCAAAATGGCCTGCTCCGTGAATCCATCCACCACCGGATTCTGAACGATCACATCCGCATAACCGCCTGCGGTCGCAGATCCGTATTCGAAGTAATATCCATAGTTGGTTTCGGCAGTGGCTGCGTTGCTGAAATATAGATCCGAGACATAGGCACCATATGCCTTATACCCGATTTGCCCAGTGGGGCCATTATATGCGCCAGTGCCTGACACATACGTATCGCGCCATGTGGATGATTCATTACCACCTGCGCATCCACCGGCACCGTTAATATTCCAACCAATAAAACCATTTGTCGCCGCGGAATATGTCGCACCTGTCCGCTCGAAAGCAGAGTTGGTAGCACACTCCATGTTGATGCCCGTTAGGAAACCATTCACCTGCAGGTCAAGAAGTTTCGCGAGTGCCGTATAACTCAATGTGATGCCGGTATTCGATGTGCCGGCAGTGAATGAGGTCAGACTGAAACTCGCGAGCGACGGATTGATGATCGGCGAACCAAGGCTGCCGATGACATGAATGCCATCAATATTGCTTGCTGTGACATTGAAGATTGTCACATTCTTGCCAGCGCCGACCAATGTCACTTTTGACGGCAGACTGACCGTATTTTGCCAAGCGTAATTACCTGCGGCGGCGCTGATTATGCCCCCAACATTCTTCAGGGTTGCGGCAGCATTGTTGAAGCCCCCCGAAGCATCCGAAACCGCTTGATTGCCGCCGAACCATTCTGGATAAACCACCATCCCGATATCAGCTTGTGCGGCTAGATTCGAGAAGATCTGGGTGCGGCCGGCGAGGATCTGCTGCTGGAGCTGGACTAGTTCCGTGCCGGCCGTTCCGATAATCTCGCCATTGGCCTCGAAATTAAGCTGCGTTCCAGGTGCAAATGTATGATTTGCCGCGATCTTGACCGGACACGAAATCATCAGTGTCGTTGGCGTCGATCCGATGCTGGCGATTGCGAGACTGACTGCGGTATCGTCGTTCGTTGTACCGTTGCACGTTGGATTGAAGTCCGTAAGATTGACGATCTGATTCAGCTTGCCGTTGATCGTGTTTGCAGACGGATTATTGAGGGCGATCGAATAGGGCGCGGTAAGGCTTCCTATGATGCTCGGATTGTAAAGTGTAGGTGAATTAGATAGTACAACTGATCCAGTCCCTGTGGCTGCCGTGACTCCAGTACCTCCATTGGCGGTCGACAATGGCACCTGCAGTGTGAGCGTATTAAATGTGGGCGACGGATATGTCTGGGCGAGCACCATCAACGGTGCACAGAGCACTGCTAGAAGAAGTTTTTTCATCATATTTTATAAGGGGATAGAGAGTATGCCGCCGTCATTCCAGATGACGGCGGCAGTGGAAGGACGAGTGCTCGACAGAGAAGACGCCCAAGAAGTTGAAGCTGGTCCTAAGCTAGAGTCGAGAATCGATGCCACCTCCGACAAAGGCATCGTGCAGAGAGCAATTTGCCCGTTCCGTATCTGAATGGTCGATCGACTGCCGTTACTCACAAGCGTCAAGGGCCGCCTGCAACTCGTTTTCATAGCCCAAATGCTGTTTGCGATCGGCGAGCAGGGTGGCGACTTGCGTGTAAATATCCAGGCCCGTGCCCAGTGCGTCGAAGGCAAATGGCGGTTTGCCGGGTGATGCCGTCTTGCAGCCCACGGCGATTGGCATGTCCACCGTCGTGACCACGGGCGCGGCGGGCCAGGACTGCGGTGTGGTGGCACAGCTCGCCAAAATGGCGCAGGCGACGATTGCGAGCAGATTGATTTTCATGGTGCGGGTTCAGGTTTGATTTGCGAGTCGATCAATTGGCTGGCCGCGGTGCACAGATTGCTACCGCTTGGCGGTCTGCGTGTCAGGAGAGCGGCGGCTTGCTTCTGAAAGTGCGCCGAGGTGCCGGCGGCTTTGGCGATGGCCGAGGACGCAGCCTGCTCGCGTTGTGTCGCTGCTTGTTGCAAAGCGCCGATTGCGGCGTTTTGTGCGCTGGTCTTCTGCGCCAAGGTGGCGTAAGCGGCGCTTTGCTGCGCGAGTGCCTGGCTGGCTGCGCCGAGCTGCCGATTGGCGGTAGCGAGCAAAGGTTCGAAATGACGCGAGCACAGCCGCACGCCGAGTCCCGCGCCGATTGCCAGTAGCGTGCCGGCGATCAAGGCGCCGGCGATGAGTTTTGCAGTAGAAAATGCCAACATGTTTATCCTTGAGGTTGAATTTCGCTGGAGCGCTTGATCCATACGCCGGCGGCGGCGCCGGCAATCACGGCTGCGACGCCGGACAGGCCGGCGGCAAATTGGACTCCGTCGAAGTTGCCGTTGCGTACGGTTGCATAGGCTTCAAGCGCCAAAAATTCGATGCCGCCGCCCGCCGCAATCAGATAGCCGACGACGCGCGCCGGATCGAAATCTCCATTGGCTGACGTCAAGCAATCCGAAATAACTTTTCTTAAAATACTCAACATGGCAGACCTTGACGTGGGGTGGCTGCCAACTCGTCAGTTGCATAAACGAAGCCGGTGACACGTGGAAAAGCCTGGAAGATCCAGACAGGTAGGGTTTCCGTATGAATGCCGTGACCTTTCTTGCGATGAAATTTCGCATGCAGAACCAGCATATTGGCCATGCTGTCGATAAAAGTTTCCGGCTGCTGCGGGTCGAAGGCATGCCAATCGAAACCGCGCGTCTTGGCCAGTTGCGTGACGATCCACAGCAAGGACTGCTGTGCGGCGAAGGTCTCGCCGGTAGCTTGGTCGGTTTCAAGATCGAGCACCGGCAGGCGCGTAATCTCGCCGATCGCCACGCCTTTGACGGTGGCCCAATCGACGCCGGCTTGGAAAGCCCATTCGCAAAAGACATTGTGGTATTCGGTGCCGTCGGTATGACCGCTGATGGCGCACGGCAGTTTGGCTTGATGGCCTGCGGTCTTGGTGGCGCGAAACACAGCGGATTCGATGCGCGGCGGATGATCGGGGTAAAAAATATCTTCGATAAGCGTGTTGTGATGCGCGTGTTCGTGTGCGATTTGCATGATGAGAAAGAAAAAGATTTCCGAAGAATTTCGGAAATCGACAGCTCGCGGCTATTAAAAAAGCCGCCCGAAGGCGGCTTCAAATTGCGGGTGAATCTCACGGCTTACTATGGATGAAGCCGTGTTCCTATTGATGGCACTTGATGCTGCTGCTGTGAATCAAACATGATTAACGAATTCCGAGCGCCGTTTTAGCGGTCGCATAACGCAGGTCGCGATCCGCTTTGCCGTTCATTGCCGGATTAATGCGCTGCGTAATCGCATCGAATTGACCGAGATCGGCCAGTGCATTCAGGTCGTGGCTCTGCCAGAAGAACGCCGCGCTGAGCGCTGCGGTCGACGCATCGCAGCGCAAGCGATCGGGATTGGCGACGAGGTCGATACCCAGTGCCGAGCCGGTCGATGCGAAGTTGTCGCGAAACGTCGTCTGGATCAAGCCCGAGCCGCGATATGCCCAGCCATCGCCCGATGCGGCATCACCATTACCGTAACGATTGGCATAAACCAGGGCGGCGATTTGCTGCTGGCGTGCTGGCGGCACGCTTTTTTCGTCCGCTTGGCGGCCATACTGACGGGCCAAGGCGGGCGGCATTTGCTGCGGAAACGTCAAGGTCAGCGCGCTGATCGAGTAATTGAATGATTCTTCCGTCGCCGACAGCGAGCCCGATTCGTGACCGATCTGTGCGAAGAAAGCGGCGAGCCGAAGCGGCGTGTTAATCGCGTAGGTGTCGCATGCGATTTGCAAGGGCGTAGCGTACTTGGCCGCGTCGTCCTGGCTGGCGTGGCATGCGACAGTCAATAGTGCAGAGGTGAGATTCATTTGTCTGCCTTGTTATCGAGTTTGTCGTCGATGCGCTCAAGTTTTTTGAAAATGGCTTCGATGGCCCGATTGATGGCATCGATGGATGAACTGAGCGCGTTGCTGGTCACATAGGTTTCGGCAACATGTAATTTGTAGTCTGCAAGCGCTTTGTCGTGTTCACCGACTCGTACATGCAGGCTACGCAACAGCCACCAGAGAACGCCGCATGCCCCTGTCACGCTCAGCGTCAGCCATCCATTGATTAGATTTAAATCCATGGTGTTTAAAAGAAAGGCCGCCCGAAGGCGGCCAGATGGTGGTAAAGCTGCGGCTACATGCCTGGTCTCACCGGCTTATTGCCATGCAACAGCTTGCACGGCGGCGACGGTGCTTGCGGAATTCACTGCCGCAGTCAGGGTTATAAGTTCGGACTGCTTTTTGTTTAGGTACTTCGAAAAATCGGCAACGACCTGCTGCGCTTGCGCCTGGGTATGGGCGACGAACGACCAGGCCGAACCAGTTTCGCACCACAGCAGACCGCCTGCGGCGTTGTTCGAGACCGTGACTTGATTGGATTGATCCATCAGCGTGCTGGGGTAGCTGTGTGCTGCTCCCAGTGCTGCGGAGGTGAAACCCGCCGTGATGGCGGTGGAGCAGGCGCTGTACAAGCTGGCGATTTGTGTCGCTTGTGCTGCGCTTAATAACTGCGTGCTGCTGGGTGGTGCAGGTGGGATCAGCGCGCCGTTGACGACAACGTAGCCCGGTGTCGAGAGGCAGGTCTGCCATTGTTGGTCGGTGATGGCGATGACGTTGGTGATGCTGCTTGGTACGGGGCTATCGACGCTGTCGTAGAAGCCGGTGATTGCGCCTTGTGTGTTATATGCGGCTAGTTTTTGTCCCATGATTTTTCCTTAATAGCCGATGCAGAGCCAGCGATAGTTTGTGGTTAACGTGGTCCCACCCGAAGTTCCACCTGAAAGGGTAATGCTTGTTTGTGATCCCGCAATAAATGCACACGAATGGAGCCCGGCGCCGGCGTCTGTTGCCCATCCGCAAAGCGTGGCATGTGGGAAAGCTATTGGCAGTTGAAATACGTCATTGTTGCCGGTGCCTAAGGTGGTTCCCCACTGCATGATAATTCCGCTGGGTAGCTTTTGATAACCATTGGAATTGATTGATGAGTTGAATATCGACGCATATGCGAGACACGCTGATCCGCCAAAAGCTTCCCATGACGTACCGACCAGCGACACATTGAAGGTATCTCCAGCTTGTAGAACAACCGAAGAAAGATTGTTACTTGAAGGGTTTATATAATCCCCAGCGCTTCCTGGCGTTAGCGTCACCGGGGATTGAGATGCATTCAGAATAGAGATCGCACCGCCTTGAGGGCAGGTGTTTGAGGCTGGCAACGAGACCGAAAGCGGGGTTGTATTGCCGTAGAAAATGACGAAATTCCCGATAACTGCCGATGCGGCTAAGGCCCCCGAGTTTGAGAAGATAAGCGGCGCACTATGTTGCATACCTGATTTTTTCAGGAATGCCGTGGTTGCAAGTTTAGTACTGTTGTCGAACTGCGGCGGTGTCACCCCCGTCGAAAGCGTTTGCCCGGCACTCACCCAGCCATTCACGCCATTCGACACAAACTGCACCTCCTCGCCGGGGCTGAGCATAATCGCAGCGGAATTGTTACCTTGTCCGAAGACCAGCGTATCGCTGCCATTGTGCGCGACGATAGCCGAGCCGCTAGATTGCATATAGACAATCGTAATGCTGGTGCCATTCGGGCAATTCGCCGCAGGTGGTAAGGTTTGCGTGGTTCCGGTCGCAGTGACATTAACTAGCGCGCCGAGCGCCGCAGTCGTCAAAGTCGAGCTGGTGGCAATATTTTGAATTCCGCTATAGCGCTCGCCCACTGCCGCAAAATATCCTCCGGTGGGCGCAAACGGCGAATTGAGTGCGGCCGCGATATTCGCGGCGTTGATCGAGGTCTGCCCGTAGGCCACCGTGATAACCCACAGCGGTGTAGCGCCGGTCGGTGCCGCCGGGGTCACTTGGTTGCCGGTAGCAGTTGCGACGCCGGGAGTCAGCGTGAGCTGTACTGTGTCCTGACGCGTGGTGTTTTGCGCCGTACCGCTGGAGTTGCCGTTGACGGGCGGGCCACTGAAGGCCTGCGCGGGATTGGCCTCATCGTAGTAGGGCAGTACAACGGGATTGATATCCTGCTCGATAAAATTGGCCGAGATCAGGTAGTTCACCGAAAAACCTGAGGTTTGCGGTGCCGGGCACGAGAAAATCTGCGCATCGAGCAAGATGCCTTGCTTCATGAGTTGATGCGTGGTGTCGGCGCCGAGCGACGAATACGCGACGGTGTCGCGGTTTTGCAGCGCATACACCCGCCCCGGGGTGATGCTGACCGACATCGATGCCGGGTTTGAGGGGACGCAGTTCAAGCCCGAAAATAACGTGTTGCTGCCGAACAGATCCTGCGTGAGCGAACTCAAGGCTGTCAGAGTGTTGCGGTTGGTATTCAGCAAATCGGTTTCGAGCGGAATGGCGCCTGGATAAACAATGGTGCGATCCAAAAGCAATTCTCCAAAAGAAAAACCCCGCCGTAGCGGGGTTGTGAAGTGGGGTGGATTATGCGGCTTCATGAGTTACGTGAGAGCGGCATGAATATGCCGATCGCTTCACCCATCGAGTGCCGTACCATGAAAGTAAGGTGCTTATATCCACAACGCCGACTTGTCTATGCTTACTGCCTTAGCTCCACGCGATAGCTTGCACTGCGGCCACAGAGCTTGCGGCATTGACTGCCGATGTTAAAGTTATAAGTTCGGACTGCTTGGCGTTTAGGTACTTAGAAAAATCGGCAACGACTTGTTGGGCCTGTGCCTGGGTATGCGAGACGAACGACCAGGCAGAACCGGTTTCGCACCATAGCAAACCGCCTGCAGCGTTATTCGATACCGTCACCTGATTGGACTGGTCCATCAACGTGCTGGGATAGTTATGTGCGGCTCCCAGTGCGCTGGAGGTGAAGCCCGCCGTAATTGCGGAAGAACAGGCGGCATACAAGCTGGCAATTTGTGCTGCTTGCGCGGCGGCCAATAACTGCGCATTTGTCGGTGGCGCGGGTGCGACCAGAGCGCCGTTGACGATGGTGTAGCCGGGTGTTGAGAGGCAGGTTTGCCATTGCTGGTCGGTGATGGCGATGACATTGGTGATACTGCTTGGAACGGGACTATCCACGCTGTCGTAGAAGCCGGTGATTGCGCCTTGCGCGTTATATGCTGCGAGTTTTTGACCCATATATTTACATTCCTATCGCTTGCCAGTAAGCGGTGACTGCACCGGAGCTGCTACTGTTATTGACGAGATTAAATCCGTGAGTTCCCGTGTATGCCGCACTTACACTATAGGAATTTGCATTGGCTGCGGCGACAGCCGGGCCGAGTGTTATAGAGAAAAGCGACGTGGGAAAGCTTATCGGGAAGGAGACGTAGGCGGGGGTTGTCTGGGTTGCTGCGGTTGAATAGCCCCATTGAAGAATTAACCCACTGGGAAATTTTTGATAACCAGTACTCGACAATTGACCTGTACCACTTCCTCCAATCATTGACCATGACGCACCGTCTGTCATCAATGTCAGAGTGCCGCCCGCTGGAAGCGTATAGGCGGGTATGTTGGTCAGGTTAATATTGATGGTGCTAGGCGGAGGCGCCACAATAGAAACCGGGTTGGTCGATGGGTTGTAGAAATTTAAACATGCCCCGCCTAACCCCGTCGGCATTGGCAGGGTAATAACAATGCCGCTGCCGGCGTTGATTTCGACGAACGAGCCTACTTGCGATGGAGTCAACGTTAGGCTGCTCTGCACGCCAATGATCCCCTGCGTATTACCCAGAGCACGCTGCACAAAGCTGGTCGTCGCGAGCTTGTTGCTACTGTCGCCTAATGGTGGCGTTACCCCTGTCGAAAGCGTCTGCCCGGCGCTCACCCAGCCATTCACCCCATTCGAAACAAACTGCACTTCCTCACCAGGGCTGAGGGTAAGGTTACTCGTACTATTACCCTGGCCGAATATCAGAATATCGCTGCCATTACGCATCACGGTGACTGAACCGCTCGATTGCATATAGACAATCGTAATGCTGGTGCCGTTTGGGCAGTTCGCCGCAGGTGGCAAGGTTTGGGTGGTGCCGGTCGCCGTGACATTGACCAGCGCGCCGAGCGCCGCAGTCGTCAAAGTCGAGTTGCCGGCGATATTCTGAATGCCGCTATAGCGTTCGCCCACTGCTGAAAAGTACCCGCCGGTGGGTGCAAACGGCGAGTTAGGTGCCGCAGCAATATTCGCCGCGGTGATCGAGGTCTGACCATAAGTTGCTGTGATAACCCACAGCGGTGTAGCCCCGACCGGTGCCGCAGGGGTCATCTGATTACCGTTGGCAGCGGCGACACCCACAGTCAGTGTGAGCTGTACGGTGTCCTGGCGAATAGTGTTTTGCGCCACACCGCTGGAGTTGCCGTTGACGGGTGGGCCGCTAAAGGCCTGCGCTGGATTGACGGCATTGTAGTAGGGCAGCACAACCGGGTCGATATCCTGTTCGACAAAACTTGCCGAGATCAGGTAGTTCACTGCGAAGCCCGAGGTCTGCGGCGCCGGGCATGAAAATGTCTGTGTATCGAGCAAGATACCTTGCTTCATGAGTTGATGCGTGATGTCGGTGCCGAGCGACGAATACGCGATGGTGTCACGGTTTTGCAAAGCATACACCCGCCCTGGAGCGATGCTGACCGACATCGCCGCCGGGACCGTCGGTACGCAGTTCAAGCCTGAAAATACTGTGTTGCTACCGAACAAATCCTGCGTGAGCGAGCCCAATGCCGTCATGATGTTCCGATTTGTATTCAGCAAATCGGTTTCAAGCGGAATGGCGCCGGGGTAAACAATAGTACGGTCCAAAAGCATTTCTCCAAAAAGAAAACCCCGCCGTAGCGGGGTTGTGACATGGTGTATGTGAGGCGGTCTAACGGATCGGGCGGGCCCGAATGAGTATTACGGCCGGCGGTTGCTGTCCACAACAAGGGGAAACCGGATGCTTATATCGGCAGCGCCGGCCTGCTTCGACTTAGGGTTTTAACTCCATGCGACAGCTTGCACTGCTGCAACGATACTTGCGGTATTGACAATGGTGGTCAGGTTTACAAGTTCCGATTGCTTGCTGTTTAGGTATTTCGAAAAATCGGCAACGACTTGTCGGGCTTGTGCCTGGGTATGCGTGACGAATGCCCAGGCCGAGCCGGTTTCGCACCATAGCGAACCGCCTGCAGCGTTATTCGATACCGTCACCTGGTTGGACTGGTCCATCAGCGTGCTGGGATAGCTATGCGCGGCTCCCAGTGCGTTGGATGTGAAGCCCGCCGTAATTGCGGAAGAACAGGCTGCATACAAGCTGGCAATTTGTGCTGCTTGCGCGGCGGCCAATAACTGCGCATTTGTCGGTGGCGCGGGTGCGACCAGAGCGCCGTTGACGACGGTGTAGCCGGGTGTCGAGAGGCAGGTTTGCCATTGCTGGTCGGTGATGGCGATGACATTGGTGATACTGCTTGGAACGGGACTATCCACGCTGTCGTAGAAGCCGGTGATTGCGCCTTGCGCGTTATATGCTGCGAGTTTTTGACCCATCTGTGTATCTCCTTTATCGGCCGAGTGCAAGCCATGTCACATACAAACCGACTGCCGGGACGCCGTTAGACGATGAGTAGCCAATCACCGATATTGTTGTTGTGACGAGGTTGGAAACGGTGGTTGTGAAACTCCCTGCTTGTTGGCAGGATGAATATCCTGTAAACCATCCATTCGGGAACGTGATAGGTAGAGATGTTGTGAATGTCCCTGAGCTATTCGTTGCTCCTGAGCCCCACTGGATAATCATGCCGCTGGGCAGCTTTTGATAGCCGATACCTAATTGGGATGAAGCGAAACCACTACATTTGCCCAGCAATGGTGTCCCCGATGTAACCATCCATACATTGCTGTTTGACGCAGCGGTCACTTCGAAATAATCACCCAAGCCAAATGGAAGATTCGGGACGGTCGTTGTGTCAAGCCATAAGGCATCACTCCCTTGAGTAAAAAGAGTTGATGTCCCGCCTTGAGACATGAAATAGAGTTTTGTCCCCGGCACGACGGTCGAACGAGCGGGAAGTGTTATGTTTCCGCCCGTCGAACCGATAACGATCAATTTATTTGCATCATTGGCTGCGGTAAGTATTTGCGATGAGTTGTACTGATTTTCTCCGGAAACTGCACCCAGTGCTTGTTGCACAAATGAAGTCGTCGCCAACTTACTACTATTATCAAATTGCGCCGCAGTCACCCCCGTCGACAGCGTCTGCCCGGCACTCACCCAACTATTCACCCCATTCGACACAAACTGCACTTCCTCACCCGGATTCAGCGTGAGACTGTTCGTACTATTCCCTTGGCCAAACACCAAGATATCGTTGCCGTTGTGTACCACGCTAACCGAGCCGCTCGATTGCATATAGACAATCGTAATGCTGGTGCCATTGGGACAATTCGCAGCAGGTGGTAGCGTCTGCGTGGTTCCGGTCGCAGTGACATTAACCAGCGCGCCGAGCGCCGCAGTCGTCAAAATCGAATTGCCGGCAACGTTCTGAATGCCGCTATAGCGTTCGCCGACCGCCGCAAAATACCCTCCGGTAGGCGCAAACGGCGAATTAGGCGCAGCCGCGATATTCGCAGCGGTGATCGAGGTCTGACCATAAGCTACGGTAATCACCCACAGCGGTGTGGCTCCGGCTGGCGCCGACGGGGTCATCTGGTTGCCGGTGGCGGCAGCTACGCCGGGAGTCAGCGTGAGCTGCACAGTATTCTGACGCACGGTGTTTTGCGCCGCGCCGCTGGAGTTGCCGTTGGCGGGTGGGCCGCTGAAGGCCTGTGCCGGATTGGTGGCGTTGTAGTAAGGCAGTACGATCGGGCTGACATCCTGCTCGACAAAATTCGCCGAAATTAGATAGTTCACTGAAAAGCCGGAGGTCTGCGGTGCCGGGCATGAAAATGTCTGTGCATCGAGCAAGATACCTTGCTTCATCAGCTGATGTGCGGTGTCGGCAGGAAGCGAGGAGTAGGCTGTATTGTCTCGGTTTTGCAAAGCGTACACCCGCCCTGGAGCGATGCTGACCGACATCGACGCCAAGGCGGTCGGTACGCAGTTCAAACCTGAAAACACCGTGCTGGTGCCGAACAGATCTTGTGCGAGCGAGCCCAATGCCGTGAAAGTGTTCCGGTTTGTATTCAGCAAATCGGTTTCAAGCGGAATGGCGCCGGGGTAAATAATAGTGCGGTCCAAAGCATTTCTCCAAAAGATAAAAAAAACCCCGCGGGAGCGGGGTCTGGGTGGGTCTACGTGATGCGCTTTTAACTGGTGATGCGGGTCCAGATAATCGTTCCAGCCGGCCTTACCGAATCGATGGCGGCATAAATGTCGGCATCGCTGACGCTGTTTTGCATCGAGGCATAAGGCGCGTACTCGGCTTGTGACGCTTGCGAATAGCCGCCCGTCGAGCAACCGTAGCCTGCGACATACGGAATGCCGCTACCGATTGGGCGATAGGCCGTGACAAATGCCTGGTAGTTGAGCGACATCGAGCCGTAGGCGCCGGCGGATCCGTAGCCGATCATGGGGCCGCCGTAAGCGCCTGTATCCGAGGGACGTTGCGGCTCGACGATGGTCGGCGCGCGCCCGGTCAAATCGGTCAACACCTTGGTTACGGCGTTGCGGGTACCGCGCTCGCGAATGATGTTCACCAGAATCCGATTGCGATAGCTGGCATCGGCTTCACTTACCTTGCGCGGCAAACCCTGTTCGCCGAAGTGATCGGCAGCACTGAGATCGAGCCACCCATCGCTGGATGTCTGGATCCGGGTTTGCAGCAGCAGGTAGCTATAGGCGAGGTACACCGCGGCCAACGCATTGGCGCAGCCTTGCAGGATGGCATCTAGCAAGGGTGAGTTGTCGCCGAACCAACCGCGCGGCATCAATGCTTTGAGGCGCGCGAAAATATCTGCTTGGTCTCCGGTCGCCATCAGATCACCGTTACGCTAGTGGTTTTGATCACCTGTTGGTTGGACGCCGGCACGTCGAGCGTACCGCCGTTCAGCGTATAGCCGGAGATGTCGATCACGTCGCTGCTGGCATCGAAGGCAATCTGGCTGAGCCTGAAGTACGACAACGATTGCCCGAGTACCAGGCTGTTGATGTACGTGGTGACGGCTGTGCTGACCAGTGCCACGGTGGCGGCGTGTCCGGCGCTGGTGGTCGAGCTGGTGGTCAGCGTCATGGCGACCACCACCGGTTGGAGCGTCGGCGGAAATACCCCAAAGGTCGAGGTGAACGGCCGGACTGCATCGATGGCGTTATATACGGTCGAGAGTGTGGTGGAGGGCGGCGCTCCCGTGCCGTCATCGACCACTGCATAGAAATAGCCCATATGAGGCGAGTTGTCTGCGTAGTTCAGATTCTCGACCAAGGTATAGGTGAAGTTTGCGCCAAGCGCGGTGATGGCCGCGCCCACTGCCAGTTTGGTCGCCTTGGCCAAGGTCGCGAGGTAGGAGACAAAACGAATGCGCATCGCCATATCGCTTTCGGCGTTGAAGCCGTTGCTGAAGGCGAGTGGATTGCTGACCGTATCGATGCCGGGAATAGATTGATATAGCTGGGTGATGGTGCCGGCGGAAATATTGCCCGAGGCATCGGGCAGGTTCAGTGAGTTATTGCCGGGTGTGACGCCGACCACGGTGGCCAGAATGCTGGACATGCCGGCAGCAAGTACAAAGCCGTTCAGCGTGACGTTATAAGCGGGGTTGGTGGTGTCGGCAATCACTTGAAATTGCTGGGAGCCGTCACCGGTCTGCACGATTGCGCCCACCGGCACCACAGCCTGTTGGGTGGCGGTGAAGCGCGCGAAACTGACAGCGCCGCTGGCGGCATTGGGCAAGAGGCGCGTAAAGCCGTATTGGGCGCACCATGAATCGAGATCTGCGCCGTTCGAGGTGGTGGCGCGTGTCAAGGCGATGGCTTGCAGGATCAGTCCTTGCAGCCATAGCGAGACCCAGGCAACGCCCTCGCCGACGGCGCGCAGAATCGAGCCGACGACAAAATTAACGAGAGTGGACGCCGCGCCTTGCACGGTCGCGGCAAATCCCTGGAGGATTTGTGTAAACGATTGAGTTTGTACCGTCATGGCTTGATGTCAAAAGAAAGCAGTTCGGAACCGCCGCTGGCGGTATCGACGTACTGTATTGAAATGGTCGCGCCGTCGTTGAACGCTGTTACATCGACGACCGGGCGTGGAGAACGAGATACCTCGGGGAATGACAAAACGACGCCCATTACCACCGCACTGATCTGCCCGAGATCGAGCAGATCGCCGATACGTCGCGGCAAGCCTGCGCCGAAATCGGGATGGTCCAGATAATCGGCCGCGGTAAGCGGATTGCCCGCGCTATCGCTGAGTGCCGCGTTGGTCATCAGGGCGCGCAGAATTTCCTGCTTGGTCGTAGTGCTCATATCCGCCAGCGAAAGATCGCCGGTGGGCGAGGCTTGTAAATCCTCTCCCCAGTAATGAAATAGGTCCATATTTATCCTGCTGTGATGCGGGTTTTATCCCTGCGGCGCACCGACGAAACCGCCTTGCGGGTCGCTATGCGTATGGGTTTTCAGGTCGATGCCGTCGGCACTGACATTGCCGTTGGTGACATTCAGATTGCCCGTGACCGCTGCGCCCGAGCCGCCCGAAATCGCCATACCGCCTTGACCTGTGATGGCTTGTGCGACGTTTAGCGTCGCCTTCATCGTGACCGGGCCGGTAAAGGTATGCGAACTGGCGGTATAGCTGGCTGCGCCCGAGACGGTCGCATTTAGGTTGCCGCCGACGGTGGCATTTAAATCGGCTGCGGTCACGAGTTCGACCACGCCGCTGTTATGAAATTTAAGTACCGAGCCGCTTTTGTGAACGATCCAGGTTTCGCCGGAAGGTACGCTGGGCGGCACGTTGATATTGGAAAAGTAGCGGCCGACAATCTTTGGAGCGTTGCTGCTGCCTTCGGAAAATTCGACCAGTACCATATCGCCCAGATTGGGCGCGCAGAGCACGCCGAATCCGGCGCCTACGCCAACGGCGCCGACCGGCATCCAGTCGGACTCGATACCATCGGGTTGCCAAAGAATCTTGGCGCTGTGTTTGTTGGGGTCATAACTGCTGACCAGACCCATGCGCGGCAGTGCTTTGGTGCCTGCTGAGATTTCGGCCTGCTGCCGCATCGCATTGGATAATGCATTGATGGATCTCATGCGCCGAGCTCCGAATCGGGGTGATGATTCTTCGCATTCACTTCCATGCGATACCCTTGGTCCAGACTGAAACGGCGCGTGATGGTATCCGGGTAATAAGCCTGGTCGTAATCGGTGCCCGTGCCGCTTACCTGAATCACCGAATTACGATTCAGGTCGTCGTTGCCGGGCAGGGTCAGGCTCAGTTTCATTTCATGTTGCATGATCTCGCGATACTTGGCTTGCGCATGTTGCAAGGCTTTCTGTGGCGTCATATTCGCAATCGAGTAGGCATACATCTGAGGTGCTTCACTGCTCTTTGATTGACTCTGGGCAGGCGGGTAACTCACGGTGAATGCATGCTGTGCGGCGTCGTTCCACGATTTGACTGTGACCACCACGCCGTGCGATAGGGTTGTTGCGCGCTGGAAGCGGATGCTTTCCACTGCCGCCTGGGCATAACCCAGCGTCTTGCTCGGCGGTGTCCAGACGACGGGGTAGGGTGTAGCGCTATCTGGCGTCGGCTGTGGCTGGAAGACCAAGGTCTGTCCTTGTACGTAAACCACATACTGCTCGACGCGCGCGAGATAGTTGAGTAATTCCCATTCGGTGCGTGCATCGTTGATGTGCGCAGAATCGATTTCGTAGTATTTGCCGATTGGTGTTTTGGTCGGCGTGGTCTGGGTACTCAAGCCATGTCTGAGCGCCAGCGCAGTCGCAACTTGCGAAGCGGTCTGGTTCTGAAATTTCTCGGTGGTTTTGGCATCGATAAACAGATGTGTCAGATCGCGTCCGCGCACTTCAATCAGACCTTCGACCGGGTCGTAGTCAATTTCATCGACCGTGCCGTAAATCCAACTCGGCAAGTTGCCTGGCGCCGCCTGACCGGTGTTATCCGGAAAACCGACGAACAGCTCGATAGTCATATCCTGCTGTTGGGAAAACCAATTGGCATCGCGTTCCTTGGGCAACTGCGCGGCGGAAAATGTGCAGGAGAACGAATCGGCTGATGCATACACATTGTTTTCGACCTCGAACTCCAGCCAGCCCGCCAGTGGCGTGCCGTTTACATTGACTGCTCCGCGTACGGCACGTGCGATCGGCTTAGGCATAGATCAGATCCTCGCTGTTGGCATCCCCCGCATCGCCATTGAATGGCGGGATCGCCAAGGTAGTGTTGTTCGGGACTTGCGGATCGCCTTTTAATTGCGGATTGGCCTTGAGAATTTCGGTCCAGCCGCTGACCGTGCCGTAGGCCTTGGATGCGATGCTGTAAAGGTTGTCTGCGCCACTCTGAATGATTTTGACGCGTTGATTAACCTGACCCAGGGTTTTTGTCATGCGTCCCAACACACCATTCAATTTCACCAGATTTGATTGACTGGTAATCGCATTGACTTGCGCGGACAGCCGGGAAACGCTACGCGCCACCGGATTGTTCGGCAAGATTCCACCCAGCGTCGAAATATTGCTCAGGGTTTTTTCGGTCGAGGCAATCACCGTTTGCACTTGCTGTTGCGCGGTATGGATATAGGTAATGGCCTGACTGATTTTGCCGGTGGCTGCGGTGGCGATGCTGGAGATCTGATCGACTGTTTGAGTCACATTCAAAATCGCCTTGGAGATCTCGGGGTGATTGATCAACAGAGCCAGGTCATCGACTGTTTTGTTGTCGGCAGCCAGCACGGCATCCGGGCCCGGGGCTTTCGCGCTGGGCAGCGGTGCCGTCAAATCCTGCAATACCAGGCAGGTGATGCTGTATGGCAATTGATAGTCGCGTTCGAAATCGGCTTCGAAGTGACTGATAACGACTTGATAATTAAATTGCGACCAGGTGAGGCTTAGCGGCAGGCCGGTATCGCACATCTGCTTCAGCAGTCTGGCGCGCGCATAGGCATTGCTGCCGATGAAATAGCCGGACCATTCGATCGGTGCATGATCGGGGCCGAGCATATTTACTTCGCGATGCCCGCCGATCAGTTTATGAACCGAGGTACGGTGTTCAGTACCGATCTTGATATTTTCAGGGATTTCAGTTTCGCTAAACTGAACATCGCCAAGTTGTAGCGTGATTGTAGGCATGGTGATTAAGCCATCGCAGGTGTTAGGGCATGTAAGCCGGTATCGAAAGTGCCGCTGCCCATGGGGCGCGCGATGCCGGTTGAAATAATCTGTGCAGTGCTTCTAGCAATTTCCGTTTGACCCGTGCGAGTCAAATACAGCTTGGCATCGACCAAAATCGCTTGCTGTGCGGCGCCGCGCACATATTGCGATTGCTGTGGTGTGGTTGCGCTCGCTGCAGGTGCTGGTGTGGTCGCTGCCGTCTGTTTTGCAGCAGCGTGGGCCGACAACGGCGTTGCCTTGCTGTGTTGCAAGCCTGCGGGCAGCAGCGATTTGCCTTTGCTCGCCGCACGTGTGACTGCCGCATCGTGTGCTGTGACGGGGGGCGCAGCGTCTGACAAGGTCGGCGATTTTGCTGTGTCGTCGTGGTGCATCCATGACGGTAAGAGGCTGGTCAGCTTGTTCCAGATACTGCTTATCCCGCCTACGAAACTTTCGAAGCCGTTTTTTATCTTGTCCCAAGTCGCGGACAACATGGGTCCGATGGTGCCCCAGTTGCGCCATAACAAGTACGCCGCGGCGGCAATGGCCATAATCACCAAGCCGATCGGCGTGGCGAACAAGGCGCGACCGGCGATAGCGAGTACTTCCAATGCCACCGAGACGATCGAGGCAACGCTGCGCAGTACGGTCAGGCCACGGCCGACCAGCGAGAATGAGCTCGCCAGTTTCGCAACGCCGGCGCCGATTTCCCCTATCTTGGTGAGCTTACTCGCTCCGCTGCTGATTTCACCCAAGATCCCTGCGAGTTCGTTGAACATCGAGATGGCATTCATCACGTTCTCGCCGATCGTCATCGCCGCCTGCAAGGTGGTCAATGAATAGGCGAGAGCTTTGACCAGAGCGGGATGCTTGGCTACGATAGGAGCGAGGCTGGTTAGCGCATCGGAGAACTGTTGCAAGCCTGCCGTAATCGCAGGCACCGGCAACCCATTTATCGCTGTCAGGAAATTTTGCCGGGGCGCTGCGGCTTGACCCTTAGCGCCTTTCGGTGTTTTCGCCGCGTGAGCCAAGACACCGTTTGCCGTGTTGCGCTTCTGTTTCGATTTGGTATGCTGACTATATTCCTGTGCGCGGTTAATCAGGGGGCTGGCGCCGCTGCGGGTACCGGAACCGCGCTTGCCCATGTGGCTTTTCACCATGCTGCCCATATAGGCGGTGGCATGAGTGCCGACGACGGACGTACTCTTTGCCTGTATATAGGCCGCGAACTTCGCGTATAGAGATTCCGGGTCAAAGCTTGCATAGGCTTTGCCGGCGCTGTGCGCACCGCGTTTCCCCTTTGCTTTGGCCGCGTTGCCGGCTCGTCCTTCTACGGATTTTCCGTGATTTTTAACGGGCGCGGCACGAGAGGATTTTTGGTGCTTGCCGGAAAGTTGCAGTGCTTGCGG